GTAATATTACTTGAATGATACGCTTGAGTCTGTGATCTCAACACGTGCCAAGTAGTCTGCAGCATTACCTAGAGACGATGCAGTGTTTGTTAACTCTACATATCCGTATCTAGTCATGAACGAAACTACAGGCTCAAATGTGCCTGGATCTAGGACTACGCCACTGCTCATCAATGGAATGTATGGGCAGTAGAACGCAGGTGCGTCTGATTCACTTGATCCTTTGTAACCAATAAGAACAGGTGCGTCATTTGCAGCGTAGCTGTCTACGTATACCTTCATAGCGTTGTTCAAAGTACCAACCATCTTAGTGTTAGTTGGAGCTTCGAAAGTACCTTCAGTTGTTCTTGCGAACGCTGAAGTTGTAGCACTTTGAAGGATTGTTAGCGCGAACGGTGAAACTACTGCGTAGTTACCTGCGCCACGACGTGTACGCTGAGCGATTAGGTTTGCTTGTCTGTTAATTAGAACAGCTAGTGCAGCATGTTCGTCACCAACAAATGTAGCAGTACCTGATACCGCTGACTGGTCATATGTTTCTGAACCAGTTCCAGCAAGATCGCGTAGCGAGTTAATTACTTCCTGATCAATTTCAGCAGTAATTTCCTGCGCTAGTGCAGCCATGATTTCAGCTTCAATATCAATTCCTTGCTGAGCTTGAGCATCTTGAGCCGCTTCAAAAGTCCATCTAGCTGATAGCTTTCTGGTTTTTGCTTCGACTGTTTGCTTCAAGATCTGAATTGACATCTTGTTGCCTGCCTCACCTTCAAGTGTAGCAGTTGATCCGCCTTTAGCAGGATCAGCTGAGTTACCTGAATAAGCTGCAGCAATCTTGAATGGGCTTAACGCCTCTTCACCAGCTGTTACGCCCGCACCGCTATCTGTACTCGCATAGCGAACACGTAGAGTGTGGATTTGTCCAACTGGACCTGTCATTGGTTGTACACCAACTAGTTCATTAGCAATGACTGTTGGCATTACACGTCTGATCACAGGTAGGATCACACGATTTAGGGTAGCAACGTTACCGGCAGAAGTAGCACCAGCTGTAGCGGACTCTGAAAGATACCTTTTAGTATTTTCTAGAGTGACGTCCATCACTGATTTGCGAGTTCCATCAAGGCCTTCTAATAGAGCGCCTTTGGTTTCCTGCCAGCGTGACTCGAGTAGTTCTGACATAATTTTATCTCCTTAAACTTTAAGTCCCGCGAGCTTGCGGATGTCATAAATTGCAGCAGTTTTTTCCTCACTGCTGTTTGCTTGTGCCTGTGTTTCTTTATTGCCTGTAACTTCTTTGCCTTCTACCAGTGTTGCCTTAGATTTTGGAGCATCGCCTGCCATAACAGCTGGCAAGTACTTTTCAAATGCCGCGTGTAACTTGTTTGTGTGTACACTTTCAAGTAACTCGTTCATTACTGATTTTTTCTCTCCAGTAAGCGGATTTAATAGTTCGCCCATTATTTCTTTACGTGAAGCCATATCTTTCGCGATTTTGATTTCACGTTCTTTGCTTTCTACAATCTCTTGCTTCTGAGCAATTTCTTTTTGTGCTTCAGCCAACTCATCTTTTGCCTGCTCAACAACTTTTAAAAGTTTAGCAGTTTCAGATTTTTCATTTAAATGACTTGAAGCATATTCGCTTGCGAAGGATTCAAAAATCCTGCGACCGAAGTCATTTCTACGAGCGGATTCAATATCTTCTTTTAATTGACTAATTTCGCTGTTTAGTTTAGACTTAACTACGCCTTCGACTAATTTAGCTGACTTAGTAATAAATTCCGATTTGACTTTCTCAAATTTTGCTTTGCTTTCACGTACAAGTTTAACTTTTGTCTCTGCTAAGTCTTTCTTGTCAGTGTGGAATTCAGCAATTTCTTTTGAAAGCGCATCAACGATGAAGCTTTCTAGTTTAGCAAAATTTGCCGCTACGTTTTTACGATCTTCGTGTAGCTCAGATAGTTCAGATGCTAATTTTTGTAGGACGAATCCTTCCATTTTCTTAGTATCTGCTTCCATCTTTTTCGCATACTTGGCTTTAGCTTCAATAAGCTGATTGCGATCTTCGGCTAGTTCTGATAACTCAGATGCTAGTCTCTCGCTTACCATTTTATCAACAGCTTCTACCATTGTAGACTTATCATGCTCATATTTTTGAGCAAATTCTTCACGAAGTTCTGCGGTGACTTGATCACGGTTTTCCTGAATCTTGCTAGACCAAGCAGATTCAATTTCCGATTTCATTTCCTCGGAAATCACATCGTTTTCGAACAGTTGTTTAACAATATCAATCATGTGATTCTCCTAACGATCATTTCAGTTTCCTGATGATATTCACCAGGCTTTCTGCGATATACTTCTGTGCCTTTGGGTCGCCTTGAACTTCTTGTGCTATTTTAAATGCCTTTTCACCGCCTAATGTATTCATTAGATGCTCATATACGGGTGTCGGATATGCTCCCGGTGCGCTTGGTTGCGCCACAACATCTACTGTAATAATTTCGAAATCCGATACTTTACCGGATCCATCTTCTGAAACGTTACCGGAGCCCCTGCTGGAAACGCCCAGTTTAACTCCATCATCCAACATGGTTTGTACTAATTGTCCCATAGGAGTGTTTAGAATTTTCAATTTTCCGTATCCATTTGGTCCGTCCATCCACATTTTAGTAATAATATGACTGACACGATCCAAATTAATGCGTAGATCAGCAGGATGATCAACCTCTCCCATCACCGAATAACCGCCCTCAATTTGTTCGTTAAGGGTTTTGACAGCCCGAGAAATTTCAGAAGTAGGATAAACCCTCTGATTGGCATTTTTAATATCACCTTGGATACAAATACCGCTCATGTAGAGGGATTTTTTCTCTCCTTCACCGGCCCTTTCGAGTTGTAATTGAGCTTGGTCAAAACTTAAATGTTCTGTTAGAGTATTTTTCACCTACTGGGCTCCGATTACTTACTGCCGATAATGCTTGTAGCGTCAGCGGAACCTTCACCAGTGCCTTTTCTTTCAGCACCGTGACCTGCTCCGTTTTTGC